GAGGCAAACTCAAGAAGAACCTTGACAAATACGACACACTATCTGGGCCGTCTGCTGGTGCGGCGTGGGCTAACAAACACTTAGGCAAGGGCTACAAGTCGGGCGATTACTTTAACGTAGCAATCAATGAGCAAGGGCAGTATATTGCCTTTGATGATGTGTCCGAGATTGAAGGCATAACTAAGATCGGCTATCGCACGATGGTTGATAGGTTCATTGTGCAGAAGGCTATGTCGTTATACGAAGTAGTAGGTTGGTCGCCCCAGAAGATTATCAATTCAATGAATGGTTTAGGTGATACACAATGGCTTTAATCTTAAATGGAGACTGCTTAGAGAAGATGAAAGGAATGGCTGATAATTCAGTGGATAGCATAGTTACCGATCCTCCGTATGGTCTTTCGTTTATGGGTAAGAAGTGGGACTATGATGTACCTTCAGTAGCAATTTGGCGTGAAGCTTTGAGGGTGTTGAAACCTGGAGGACATATCCTTGCATTCGCTGGTTCTCGCACATATCATCGTATGGCGGTGAACATTGAAGATGCAGGGTTTGAAATCCGAGATCAGATTATGTGGTTATACGGTTCTGGCTTCCCAAAGAGTATGTCTATCAGCAAAGCAATAGACAAGGCCGCACTTGCTACGCCCGAAGCGCAACAATGGGATGGTTGGGGAACAGCCCTCAAACCTGCACATGAGCCTATTGTACTCGCACGAAAGCCAATAGAAGGAACAGTGCTGAATAATGTTCTAACTCACGGCACAGGTGGTATCAACATTGACGAGTCAAGAGTAGGAGATATAGTGCAAGATACTTCCAGAAATGGGCGTGAAGCAGAATCGCACAAGGCTACTATTTTTGAAAGTGGACTCAAGAAGGACTTTCAAGGCGAGATAACTGTTGGTCGCTTCCCTGCTAATGTTATCCATGATGGTTCGGAAGAAGTCAAAGAACTAATGCCCGATACCAAAGGCACTGTCCCATCATCGTTAGGCGAAGAAGGGTTTTGGTTTGGTGAAGGAGAGCGCAGTGATAGGCAGATTTCACCAGGCTACGAAGATGAAGGTTCAGCTGCTCGCTACTTCAAAGAAGCGCAGTTTAGCAAGCAAGAGAAGGGGCGATTCCCTGCGAATGTCATACATGACGGATCAGAAGAAGTGCTTGAAGGATTCCCAGAATCAACAAGTGGCTCAATCAATGAAGGGACAAAGCAAGGCTTCGGCAACGCTAACGCTCATGTTTATGGGGATTCTAAGGGTGATTTCACAGAAAGAAATAGTAGCAAAGGTTCAGCATCACGATTCTTTTACTGCGCTAAAGCTTCAACGGCTGAAAGAGAAGCTGGTTGCGAGGAGCTTCAGCCACAGGAGATGGGAAGAAACCAATCTTCACTTGACGGTGGTAAGATGCTCACAGGATCAGGGAATGAGCGTAGCAACACTAAGAATAATTTTCACCCGACAGTCAAACCTATCGCACTTATGGAGTATCTATGTCGTTTAATTACTCCGCCAGGTGGCGTTATCCTTGACCCGTTCATGGGTTCTGGAACAACAGGCATAGCTGCGCTTCGTCTCGGCTTTGAGTTTGTTGGCATAGAGCTAAGTGAAGAATATGTTGAGATCGCCACTGCAAGAATAGCGCATTGGGTTGAAATGGATTTGACCTTCGATGATGAGAATGTAGTCCTTGAAAGAAAACCTCAAGCAGAATGGTTGTAATTGTAAGCACTATTATAAGGGGATTGTGTATGGGTCAAAGTATGGGCGGAGATATACGATACATCAGTTTGTTTTCTGGTGTTGAGGCTTGCTCTGTCGCTTGGTATCACATGAAGAATTGGAAGGCGCAAGTCTTTGCAGAGTTTGATGAGTTTCCAAGTGCAGTGCTGGCACATCAATTCCCCCATGTACCGAATGTAGGAGATGTAACTAAACATGATTGGAAACAGTATAGAGAAAAAATTGAACTTGTTGTTGGAGGCTCACCCTGTCAGTCGTTCTCGGCTGCAGGGAAGCGACTTGGGCTCGATGATCCGCGTGGCAACCTTGCCCTCCACTTCTTACGAGTTATTGACGACATTAGACCGACATGGTTCATCTTTGAGAATGTGCCTGGCCTCCTGTCATCGGACAACGGAAGGGACTTTGCTACCTTCCTCCGAGAAGTGGAGAACATCGGGTATGGGTGCGCTTACAGGGTACTTGACGCTCAATACTTCGGAGTTCCCCAACGAAGGCGAAGAGTCTTTGTTGTCGGACATATTGATGGAGATTGGAGACGTGCCGCAGCGGTTTTATTTGAGCCAGGTGGCTTGTCAAGGGATTCTCCGACGAGCAGAAAGGCGGAACAAGCAGCTACCTCCAACACTGATGAAGGCATTAGAGAACGTGGCGAGTATTGGAACGGAGAACGAATAGCTAACACACTTACTGCAAGGGCAGACGGTCAAAGAATGCCCGATAAAGATCACTTTAACGGTGTCGTAGTCCCTAATGTAGTCGGGACTCTTGACACTGATATTAACCAGAAATTGAATCATCAGTCAGCTAAGGCGGGACATTTGTTGCCTGTTGCGATTGACTTGTATAATCAAGAAGAAACAGGTGAGGTTCATGCGCCTTTGAGAACAGCTCAAGGTCATGGAGCTCCAGCCGTAATGTATGAGAATCACCCTTCCGACTCACGAATAAAGGAGGTTGATGTAGCCCCGACAATGACTGCTAAATATGGCACAGGGGGAGGTAATGTACCTCTAATCAAACAAACAATACCTATTCACGACCAGGCTACAAGGCATTCTGGTAAGCGTGGAGACAGGCAAGACGGCAAAGGCAACGGCTTAGGCATAGGTAAGAATGGCGATCCATCTAACACATTGACAAGGAATGACCGTCATGCTGTCATGGCTGATCTTGTAGTGAGACGCTTAACACCGACAGAATGTGAAAGATTACAAGGCTTCCCCGATGGTTGGACTAAGATACCCTGGAAAGGTAAGCCCAAAGAACAATGCCCAGACGGACACAGGTTCAAGGCTATGGGTAACTCAATGGCTGTTCCTGTTATGCGCTGGATAGGCGAAGGTATTGAGCTAGTCAATCGTATTCCAAGAGAGGGACAAGCCCCTCAACAAGAAGAATTAGGGTGGTTATGATGGATTACGAAGTATTACTTGGAGACTGCATAGAGTCAATGAAGCAGCTACCAGACGAATCAGTGGATATGTGCGTAACAAGTCCACCATATTACGGTCTAAGGAATTACGGCAACGACGAACAGATAGGGCTTGAGGCTACATTAGGTGGTTACTTAGCTAATATGGTCGCTGTGTTTGAAGAAGTCCGTCGTATTCTCAAGCCTCACGGCACACTATGGTTGAATCTTGGAGATTCATACAATGGATCAGGAGGCGCAGGTGGAGATTATGCTAAGGGTGGTATGCGAGAAGGTCAGCCCAAATATCCAGGTCGTAATGAACCGACGATGAAGCGTAAAGAATTGATGGGCGTACCCTGGCGCGTTGCGTTTGCTTTGTCCGAAGCTGGTTGGTATTTACGACAGGACATTATCTGGAATAAGCCTAACTGTATGCCCGAACCTGTGAAGGATAGATGCACTAAGACTCACGAATACTTCTTCCTATTGACTAAGCAAGAAAAGTATTATTTTGACAACGTGGCTATCAAAGAACCTGTCCTTGACGCTTCGCTAAAGAGAGCGCAAAACTCATGGGACAGCGATCACCCAAGCACAGGGTTTCATGGTAATGGTATTCATACAGAGCAAATGGGTAAGCGGTTTGTTGATCCAGCAGGGAGAAACAAGCGTAGTGTGTGGACTATAACGCCAAAGCCGTTCAAGGGTGCTCACTTCGCAGTATATCCACCAGAATTGATTGAGCCTTGCATACTTGCTGGAACATCAGCCAAAGGCAATTGCTCAAGCTGCGGAAAACCCTGGCAAAGAGTATATCATAAACCTCAACCCCCAAAGGGACTGAAAAAGAAGTCGTCTGGAAACAAGATGGATTATCATACGCAGTCTGCTGGAGGCGGTGCTAAGGTTGATGAATGGTATAACGCCAATCCAGGTAAGACTCTTGGTTGGCAACCGACCTGTGAATGTCATGGGAAGCTTGTTATGAAAGAGGTTGTAATACCTGCACTAATGACGAAAGAGGAAGTCGGTGAAACCAATTGGGGAAGCAAGACAGGCGAATACAACGGACATAACACTAAGGACTTTGCTTCAGCAAATGCTCAAAGTGCAAGTGATACCAAGCGAAGAATCATTGAGAACAGAACTAAAGACAAGGTAAAGAAGATGCTTGTTTATGAGTCCGACTTGCCACTTGATGAACACCCAATAACAAAAGCAGTAGTGTTTGACCCCTTCGGTGGATCAGGGACTACGGCAGGTGTGGCTATCAAGCATGGTCGTAAGGCTATCCTATGTGAGCTAAACCCAGAATATGCGGAGCTTATCCCATCAAGAATAGAATCTATTTCACAAATACAGAAAGAAACATTGAATGATACGAGGGAATGGCTATGAGAATAAGACCGATAGGAACAAGTTTGCTAATTGAATTGATTGAACCAGCGAAGCGGGAGTCTGGACTTGTCATACGACAGGAAGAACGGACAGTATTCACAGGTGAGATATTGAACCTATCATCACATCTTGAAAGTCTTGGTGGGATTCATAAGGGCGATACAGTCATATTCGTAGGTCGGTGTGTTGATACACCGATTGACGGACAGTATATCATAGATGCAGAGCAAATTATAGGGGTGTTAGAACTTGACGAAGAAGGCAATTAAAGGAAAAGAAGCAAGAGATAAACTGATGGCTGGCATAAGCCTGGTTGAAGAAGCAGTCGCACCGACTCTCGGACCGTCAGCACGATACGTTATGCTTGAGCGACCATACGGTTCTCCTTTGGCTATCAATGATGGAGTTACGATTGCTAACGATATTGAATCCGATGATCCATACGAGATGATGGGTATTCGCCTGGTGCAAGAAGTGGCTAACAACGCTCAAGCTCACGGTGGAGATGGCACTACTACTGCGACACTAATTGCAGCTTCGTTATGCAGGGAAGGTCTTTCGCTGTTAGATAGTGGCATGAATCCACTTAATATCAAAACTGCATTTGAGGTAATGCTTTCAACTTGTGAAGAATGGATTGACGATTTCGTTATTGAACCAGAAGATGAAGAAGAAAAACAACAACAAATTCTTGAAGTGGCTACAATAGCTGCGAATAACGACACTAAGATAGGCGCGCTGATCGCTGATGCTCTTTCACAAACACACTACGAAGGCATTATCACAGTGGAAGAAAGTCATACCACTAAGCATTCATTTGATATTGTTGAAGGCATGGAAATCAATGCAGGGTTCGCAAGCCCTTACTTCATTACAGAGCAAGGTAAATTTGAGGCAGAGTTAGATGGTGCTTATGTTCACTTGTCAAGGGAGATTATCACCCAAAACGACCAGATTGTACCTGCTATGGAAAAGGCTCTTGGGGATCAGAAAGCATTGTTGATTATCGCTAAAGGAATTGAAGGCGAAGCTCTGCAAACTCTCATCACGAATGTTCAGCGTGGAGTCATGCGAGCCTGTGCTGTTATTCACCCACCATTCCACTTTGATGATGCTATGACAGACCTTGAAGCTTTGATTGGTGAATCTGGGCTGTTAGGGAAGGCAGTTATCGGCAAGAATTATACCAGGCTTATCGGTGCTAAAGGAGACATTACCGAGAGATGTAAGATTCTTGAGCAACAGGTCGACAAAGCAGATGGAGACGGAGAGCGTGAACTAGCAGATGCGATCTATGAAAGAATGTCAAAGTTAAGAGGTGGTGTCGGAGTTATCCGAGTCGGATCGTCGAGCTCCACAGAGATGAAAGAAACCAAAGAACGGGTTGATGATGCTTTGAATACCACAAGGGCTGCTATCAAAGAAGGGGTAGTTATTGGTGGAGGCATGACACTACTTAAACTATCTAAGCTGGTTGATGAATTACCTATGCAAAAAGAAGGCGTAGCTGCACAGGAAGTCCTTTCACAAGCTCTCAAGATGCCGTTGTTTCAATTAGGTATCAACGCAGGTTTTCAAGCAGATAACCTGGTTGAAGAATTAGAGAAGTGTGTTGGTTCAAGAGGGTTTAATGCTAAGACCAGAAGATTTGCTGATCTTCGTGAAGAAGGTGTGCTTGACGCAGCAAGTGTAGTCAAGTCCTCCCTTCGTGCTGCCGTTTCAATTGCTTCTATGGTGATGCTAACCGAAGTCCTTGTTGCTGATTTGTAAGAATCATTATAAGGGTGTGCTTGCTCGTCAAGGTATGACGCGTAAAGGTAAGAAGCCAACGGTTGCACAGTTAGAAGAACGCATTGAAAAGCTTGAAAATGCTGTTGGTGAACTCCAACAATTACTTAATTTGATTGGATCATCAGCACGAAATGACATAATACGACATGAAGATATGATTCAAGAGGTATGCGAAAAGACAGGCGTTGAGTTCGTAATGCACCCTGTTCCAGAGGAAAAGGTTGAAGAGTCGCAAGGGGAGTAGTGAGGGTATGGCTAACGTATTGTTGCTTTGTGATGAGCTTCCCCTTGTAAGGGAATGGCTCGCTGCAAACCCAGATGCAGAAGCCTGGTGCTACGGAAAAGGACTGCCTAAAGAAGCTAAAGGCTTAGAAGGCAAAATTTTACCTGCAACCCTTACCTTGAAGGAAGCAAAGGCATACGGAGAGTTTGACGAAGTTATTACTCTGCCGATACCTGCGAAGAAAACAAGCAAGAAGGGTGCTGGTAAAGATGAGTAAAGTCAATCGCTACGATCCATCTTCACCAGGTATTCTCCGAGTATCAAAGTCCTCGTTTATGCAATACCTCTCTTGTCCTCGTCAATGGTGGTTTAATTACTGCGCTCTTTACGACATTAGGACTCCAAAGAGCGAGGCTATGATTCGTGGGACAGCTATTCACGAAGTCATGGAGTACGCTCTTACACCATCAATTGATGTGCGCCCTATCCCTATCGCTATCGCAGAGGAAGCTGCAAAGACAGACTATGCTCACGATACAGGGGTGCAGAATCTTAGCGATCTATTGCAGATGATGAGCGAGGATCATAACGGCTTGAATATAATTTCACTTGAAGAAAAGATTGTCGTTTATGACGAGGATAACGAGGTTGAATTAGTCGGCATGATTGACGGATTGTTCCGACACCCAGATGGAGGCGTAATGATTGTTGAATTAAAGACAGGCAACGTAACATCTGGTAAAATGTCTAAATTCCGTAAAGAATTAGCCTTTTATCACCGCATTCTTACATTGTCTGGTCGCTTTACTGCCGATGAAATTACTCATTACTGTGTGATTGCGCCCGATTGTGAAGATGAAAAGCTTGCTAACTCCTTACTTAATCAAAAACGGCAGAAGCGAGATATATACTTGGGGAATACACAAGGTATCGTGATTGTTGAGCCTATCGCTACACGATCATTGAACGGTATGGCTAAGAACCTGGAAGAAGCCGTAGTAGGTATGAAACAATTAGAAGTGCCTATGAAATGGAATGATTATTTTTGTAATGAATGGTGCGATTACTCTATGAGCTGTTCAACAGAGCTAACAGGCGGTGGATCGGTGATTACTTTATGATTTGTCCAGAATGTGATGCTGAATTACCCGACCCAAAACGACTTGTCCTCATGGGTGAGGTAGGCAAGCTCCCGAAAGCGGAGTACAAATGCCATATCTGCGGCCATGAGGGGGAGATTTAGTGTTATTTCCGAGAGAAATAGGACTAAAGCGTACACAATGCGCTACACAGGCAGATTTTACGCGCTATGTGCAGAAAATGTGGGATAAGACCGCTTGCTACACCAGCTTATACGCTTTTGGTGGTATGAAATGGAACGGCTATCGCCAGGTGTTTGACTACAATACAGCCATAATTGACAGAGCATGGTGGGATTTTGACGGTATGGACGATCCACAGGTCAAAACAGACGCAGCTACGCTAATTAACAGGCTTGAAGGCACAGTTTTAGCAGTCGCTACGGGTCGTGGCTTCCATATTCACCAGATATTCAAAGAACCTGTGCGTGAAGATCGCTGGCCGACTGAATTAGTGCGATACGAGCGTGAGATGGCTGATGGATTAGCCACTTTAGACTGCATAGGAACGGTGGATAGGCTGTGCAGAATACCTAACACCTTGAATCCTAAGCGTAAAAGATATGCAGTAGCCATAGATGCAGTGAAATTTGCTGCTGATCCTCACGGCTATGTAATACCCAATGTCCCAAGACTGCATGACTTCCACCATGACCCGTTTTACGAGCATGAAAGCACGTTCAGCCTGGTTAAGTGGGTACATAACAACCCTCCAGAGCAAACAAGCGTGGAATACGACACTATGGTAGGTGATATTGTAAGTGCGGAGACAATACCTATCATGCCCTGCTTAGAGTCCATTTACACAACAAATCCGACTCATCATGTAAGAGTAGCACTAGCTCAACATTTGCTTGAAAACCTCAAGAATTTCGCCCACCCAACAACATTAACTGTGGATCAGAAGAATAAATGCGTTGAAGAAGCCATTGAGTTCATCAAACCTCTCGGTTGGCGTGATTTCAAAGAATCCATAAGTCGTAAGCACTTAGCATCTATTGTTGAGTATGAAGGCTCACAGTCATGTCGCTGGTTTGTAGGCAAAGGAATGTGCAAAGGTAAGTGTTGGAGATACGATGGAACGGTGCAGCTATGACGGAAGAATGTCTTGAGATAGAATTTGAAGATTCAAAGTCCGACCTTCTGTATGCAGATCAGGGATTCGTATGCTTTTCTGGAGGCAAGGACTCAACAGCTATGCTACTGCGTATGCTTGAATTGAATGACCCAGAAAAATATCCTGTTCATCGTATCGCATTCTCCGACACAACATTTGAGTTTCAAGAGTTATACGACTACTTGTTATTCATTGACTGCTATATTCAAGAGAAGTTTCCAGGCTCACCGAGAGTCGAGCTCCTCAAGTCAAAGAAATCATGGGATGATTGGTTCTATGGCGCAGTTACAAGAGGCGCAAACGAGGGTAAGATACGAGGCGCACCTCTCAAAGCCTATCCTTGTTGGTGGAGTCGTGAAGCTAAAGTTTTACCACTACAACGTGAGCAAAAGGAATACGGCAGTGTTTATGTGGGTATTGCTGCCGATGAACCAAACAGAGTACAGAAGCCAAGCAAGAAGAACAAAACGATGAATTTACGCTATCCTCTTATTGAATGGGGCTGGACAGAAGATGATTGCATGGCTTATCTGGATCATCTCGGCATCGGCAATTGTCTTTACTTGTCGTTTGACAGAATAGGTTGCTATCACTGCCCTAAGCAAAGTCTCAATTCCTGGTATGAAGTCTATGAAAAGTGGCCCGATAAGTGGGAAGAAGCGAAACATTGGGATCAAGAGTCAATAAGAGTAGCAGGGCGTGGTTTAAGAATGGAGATTACACTTGAAGAGTTAGAACAGAAATTCAAAGACGGCTGGCGACCAAAGGAAAAGAAGCAGTCTTACGAATGCAACACTTGTGCAGCTGTGGGTCTATGGATTGACGGCACATTACAAGAAGAAGATTTTGACAGCGATAACGCATTTGAGCGTGATTCTCGCTTCATGCAGAGCAAGCTGGCTGATGAATACAAGACACCAGACGACTTTTGGATTCCACCTTCACAACAGCATACTATTGAATGGTTATAGTGCGTAGGTTAAAGTGATGACTGCCGATGGCGTTTCATGGTTGTTGTTATTGACGACAGGGAGAATCCCAAAGTCATTAACAAAATGCTCGTTGCTTTTGGTGATCGTAAGCATAATCCAGCAGGTCAAGCGGAGGTCAAGCGACTACAAGCTGCGGATTACATCATAGGCGACATAGGCATTGAAGCAAAGGAGATAAACGACTTATGGCAGTCCATCTTAGGTATTGGTAGGTCAAGGACTATCTATGCTCAATTAAGCGACCTGTGCGAAGCTTTTGAGCGACCTATGCTTGTCGTATATGGGACTCAAATTAAAGTGTATAACAGACCAGGAGCTCCAAGACAAAACGCAAGAGCTGTTCATGCGAGAGCGCATAACGTAATTAGGTCATTCAAGCAAGAATTGTATCATCGATTTCCGAAAATTCAGTTTATGCAAGTCAATTCAATGGATGATTTCGTGGAATATATCGCTAAGGTGCATCATCTTCAAGCCATAGGTCAGCGTTTGACAACGCCAGCGATAGTCCGTAAGACTCCCTCTGGTGTTGATCCACGCGTTGCCTGTCTCGCTGCCTTGCCTGGATTGACTACTGTTCATGCAGAGGCTATCCTTGAGAAGTTCGGCAGTATTCCTAAGCTCTTACGATCTAAGACAAGTCAAACCTCGCTCATGGAGATTGAAGGTATTGGTCGTAAGAAGGCTCAAACTATCTTATCTCTTCGTGATCTGTATGAATGAATGTCAAGTCATAGGTTGTAGCAAAGAGGCTTGTGAAGAGTCCTTGCTCTATGCTTGTATGTGCAAAACCCATTACATTCTATGGCTTGAGGTTCAAATTCCACTTGAAGATCATCCAGAAGAATGCCCTTGTTCATTACATTCATAGAGGGTTGCTACCACTGTTTAGATTCAAACCATCGGAAGTAGTATCTTTTTCATCACCTGCAAACGCAGCTAAGTTCTCCGTAGCAGGTGTGCCTTGATTGTTATGCACTACATTCTCAAAGTGAACACCATGAATAACAACACTTGAGAATGACATATTATCATCACCTTGTCCTGGCTTACGCACTATCTTTGCTTTTAATCTGCGACCCTCAACACCTGCTGATGCAAAGTATTGTTGAGGAAGTAGTGTTATCTTCTTACGATTAACAATGTTCGCCCCTCCGACTTGTGATACACCTTCAGTATGCGTATGAGTTATGCTCTCTCCTGTATCTTCACAAGTGATTGTTGTTTCAAGTGTAAACTTCTCTTCGCCATCAAGGATTTCAGCAGACACATACGCAGTCAATCCGATAACAGGTTGTGCAGAGTCCATCGGCACTGTGCCGTATAGATTTAGAGAATGCTGAACATTTGTTGTGGCTTCCGATAAACCAGCTCCAGAGACACCAGGCAATATCCAACCATCGTCTGTTTCAGCAGCTTCGCCTTCAGCCGATACAAACTTAGCATCTATTCCAGCAAGTCCCTTTGTCTTTTGAGGTATCTTAGTAGGTCTTGGTTGCCCTGGTATTCCTTGCACACCGTTAGGTAGCAAAGTATCAAGACTCATTGTGTTGTTGAATTTGTTTGTAGTAGTTAAGTCAAGGTTGTTAGCACTAAACGAAGGTGTGATTGAAGCTCCCTGTTGCCCCATTTGCTGAATACCTGTGTCATTGTTTAGCCTAATGTAGTCGCTTCCACTTATCAACGGTGTTTGTGTTAGGCCAAGATCAGCGTCAGTTCCTCCTTGCAGTGGAGGTGAAGTGTTACTAAGGTTCACGCCCGCTTGCCCGCCTGTGTAGCCGAATGGGAATGTTTCTGGGGTGTTAGGTTTGAAAGGTTCAGTCGCCTCATCACCGCCTCTGCCTCCTGTACTGCCACCATCGGGCTTAGTAGGTGTGCTTCCACCGCCACCACCAACGCCGCCGCCGCTTGCGCCTGTATCTTCAAGTGGGTTTGTAGCAAGATAGCCTTCTAAACCGTCTGGAATACGACCAACCTCACGTTCAAGTGTCAGCTTTACTCTATCAAGACTCTTTGGTGTGTATTCATATTCAATCCTTGTTATGTACATTATCTCGTTAATGTCAATGTACGAATCATTGTATTGAACATAAGTGCCTGGTATGAAATTCATGTCGTCGGTTATGTGTATTCGTGGTGCGTAGTATGGCGCACGATATGTTGCTGATGTGCCTAACTCTGGATATTCACGAATACCGAGAGGGAAGATTGAGAACTCGTTAGCGTTGCTAAATGTAGGTGCAGTTTGTCCTCCAGCCAATAACAAACCTGTTTGACCCGTAGCTGCGTTGCCACCGAATTTGTCAGCCGTCTTGTGTCTTGCTACTGCTGCTAAGTATTCTGCATTGACTGAAACAATCATCTTTGCACCTGCGGTATTACCTGCCGACCAATAAGAAGCAGGGATAGGCACTTCAAAGTAGCCTGATCCAAGCGTTGTGATTGTCTCAATTCCTTGCTGTGTTGCTTGAAGCTTTGGTGTCTTAGTTCCAGATTGTGTTTTGTCAAAGCCGTAGTCTGCAAAGTGAATACTGAACTTCTTACCTGCGGTTAAATTGTCTTGGCGATCAGTGTTTGGTATTGTGGTTACTGCATCGGAGATGAATACTCGGAGCTCCTCTCCTGTGGTTTCGCTAACCTTCGGCATACCCTTTGGTATATGCACTATTTGAACCCCATAAGATACAGACTTTGCACCATACCAATAATACATTTGAGTCCAGGGAAAGCTGTTGTATAAGTCGTTTGAAGGATAATGAGCTAGACCTGTACCGTATGTGTCGGTGTAGTTTGCAGCACCGTCATAACCTCCGATACCGATACCCATTGTTGCTACTGCTTGATAGTTTAGTAAGTCAAGTAAGCCATATCCGTGAATGTTGCCGTGAAGTGCGTTATTCTGCCCTGTGAAATGCAACCCACCTCTGCCAGCAGTCCAATACCCACCGTTGCGACCTGTTAATTGAACGGCTGGATCAGCGATATATCCGTAGCGAGCATTCTCAAGCATTGGACCAGTTCTTTGCGTTTCGTTTGACTCACGAATAACCTCTGCTTCAACCTTGAATGAAGCTTCTTTTTTCTTTTGGAACTCCTGTTTAGCAACTTCAAGAGCTTGCTCATAGGAACTAATAGAGACTGCGCTAACAAACTTGAATCGCACATTGTCTTTGTAATTCAATGCAGGGAATGTTACGAATGAATCCCCACCGTTATACAAGACTCTTACATGGCTGAATGATTTGGCCTTACTTGTCTTTAGATCGGACACCTTGAGATTGTTTCTGTCAAGACTTATACCAGAATTGTAAGTAGGTCTAAACTCCATGCGGTTGTCTCTTCCCATCTGGAAGTTAAGTGTGATAAGTGAACCATTATCACCCACACCAGCAGATTGAGCCATAGTCCGTAGTGATTGGAAAATTGATTTATTTTGGGCTTGAAGCACACTGCCGAATGACTCAACCGTACCTGCCCCTGCTACGTTGCCCGATACATTGTAGTCTCGCATGATTGGAACATTGTTTATGTCCGACAAAGCTGGTAATGTCATTTGCTTGAACCAATCGTCAAACAAGGCTGATTGCTGATATACTCGTATTTTATCATGCTCGTAGTAATTTCCTATGCCTGGTGTCTTGATTCTTCCTTCAAGCTTCAGCATGAATCCCATAGGGAATGAAGCACCTAACGACGCACGAATGACGCTACCCTCTGCTGTCATAGAAGGCACACCGCTAACAGTGAAAGTATCAGTAGTCCAAAGTCCAGAGGCAGCTGTATCAACCGTTTCACCTTGTTTGACAGGCCGATACTTGACACCGCTTAGTCTGGTTGCAGTCTTTGAAGTATAGGAAAAGACATACTTCATATCATACTCATTACCTTGTGCATCAGTCGTTCTTGCCTCAATGATACCTGCTGTGTTTTGACCTGCGAAAGCATTGACTCCAAGTTTGTTAGGGAAGTCGGCTGTGCTTTCAACATCAATATAATCGATTGTTGATCCAAACGATATGGTTGAGCCTGGTGCGTGAGTCCCAGATATACCCGTTACTCCTGTTAGTAAGGTGTTGCTAAATGTGGCGACTCCTGTTGCAGTGCTGCTTGTTGAGAATGTGAATGTTGGGTTAGATGTGAAACCAGCACCAGCGTTTGTGATAGCAAAAGGCTGATCGAATCTTAACTGTCCTTGTGATTTCAAAATGAGTCCACCCGTAGGATCAAACCCACCGCTTGCACCAGAAGGTATATTTTGTACTTGGATCGTAGGAGAATTGGTATAGAAGTCGTTTCGCACTACTGATACTGTTGCTGCATCTAAGCCACCACCGCTTGAAGATATAGTCCCGCTTGCTTTACCTGTTATCGCTATCCAATTGTATGTTATACCGTGACCCCAACCGCTACCAGGTGTGAATGTTCCCGCAGTAGTAGAGCTTAACTCAAATTCAGCAGTGTAATTGCCTGTGGCATTTACTGAAGCTCCACCGCCTGTTGTAGTGAATGTTCCATTTCCTGTTACATCAGTTCCTAAGACACCTGGACTTGCTGTGAGCATTACACCTCCTTTTCCTGTGTAATCAAATGTATCACCATTTATTATCAAGCCCGTTCCAGAAATAGGGAAGATGGAATTGTCAGCCACTTGTATTTCAGTATCACCAGGATTGATTGTAGCAGTGTTTTGTGTAATCGGAGATGCTGAAATAATGTCTTGGCTCAATGTTGTTTTTGCATCAGCCCACCTAAACGAATTGAAGTGTTGAATTATAGGTGCAGCTGCGTTTTGATATGTCGCAGATGCCTGGTAATGGTAATTATCAATCAGTGTAGGTTCTCCCTGTTCTTCAACAAGATATTCTCCAAGCTGTTTCATACCACCTGCGCCTTGACCTATACGACCAAGATTAGCTTCTGTGTTAAGGTTAAAGAATTTAGACAAATCAATTATTACAAATGCACCTGCTTTATCTTCCCAATTGTGATAATGAGGCAATATCTCGGTGTTGTTGCTACGATCTCCAATAAGAATAGGTGTGCCGTCATAGTCAAGCATGATTGCGCTTGGATTACCAGACCAGGCGTTGTTTGAAGAAGGGTCTTTTTTGGCGTTTAACTGCCATATATCAGCATCAGCACCTATCTTCAAATCCACGAAGTCTTTTCCTGTGTCAGCCCAAACGACCTTGAGTTTGTAATTGCTTTGGATAGGGTGTAGCAAACCGAAGTCCTCCTTACGAGTCCCACCGTCTGCATCTGCTGAACCATCGTTTCGCATATCAGCAAACAATACGAAAAGGTGTTTGTAATCACCATCAATGTTCCGACAAATGACCTTTCTATTACCTGCAACACCACTTGTAGCGATAATTCCTTTGTTTGGATCAGCAAACTTGACATTATCCAAAGTGCCGACTGTCCCAGAATCAAATGTTTTACCTTCATAAGTAAATGAAGTAAGCATGATTGCCTGTTCATTATTTGTTATTCTTGGGTTAGGGTCGTTAGTCCATATCTCACAAACACCAGCATACGGGAAGTTCTGCCAATTGTTCACAGTTATTGTAGTATCAGTCCCAGAATTGAAATTGACTTGAAGATTGGCTGTTGCTGCATCAGTAAAGAAGTTAGGATCGCGCCAAGATGTAACACCGTATGGATATTCACTGATAACACCGTATGTTTTCTGGAACCATAGAGACTGCGGAAGATCACGCGCCCATCTGGTGTGAATGTTCCTGTAAGCGTATGAGTTGCCGACATTTCGTAGTGAGAATGACCCTCCCCTTTTCTTAGGGAATGAAAGGTATGCGAGGTCAGCCTCTAATGCGTCAGCGATACCACCTGCACCAACACCCAGACTAACAGGTAATGCAGCTTGAAGATTTGCTGATAGGGAGGTTACCAGCGTTGTTGTCTTGATATTAGCTTGACCTGCACCGCCATTTACAAGAATTTGACTTGACGTATAGACCTGGCTCGGAAGATCAGCCATGTCTGGTTCGTGAGCTATACCTGCTGCATTTGGTTGCACATATATGCGTATCAAATCTGCATTAGGAGCTAATGTCGGTGTCATTAAGTCATTCTTAGCAAGAATACCGTCAGCAGTAGCCGACCCTGTTCCTCCCATAAATTCGTACTTGGTGAAAGGGAAATCTGGTGTTGGTACGAAATTAAATTGTAAGTAGCCTCCATTGTTGCTGATACTCTCAACAACAAGTGAGCGAGTCCATTCTTTGTCAATGACAACATAATCAGTAGCACTTGTCTCACGCACTACTGTTCCAGCAGCAAAGTTATCACCCACTGTTGAGGTTAAGAATAATGTTGTAGCGTTTTTGCTTGAATACGACTTGGTTACAGAACCAAAGGCAGTAGCTCCTGTGCCACCTATCTTGACTGTTCCAGATGCAGGGAATAACGATGTGTCAGCTAATACAAGAGAGTTAGCTGCGGGTATCACATCAAATGTTATGACGCTTTGAGCCTGTAAAACTGTATGTAATCCTCTCATTTCATTGTGTGGTGAAGTCTCCGATCCGTTAGTGGGCGAAGCTATGAAGCCTAATTCCCCTGCGTTTGGCGTTGATTTGTTTGAACCAAGACCGCCTAAATGACCTTTGTTTCGCCACATACCTTTGATACCGACTTGAACACCAGCAGGTATCTGATCCCCCGACCACTTGAGAGCGTCAGCTTTTAACATGACTCTTGTTTTTGTTTGGTCTATTGGATCGGGTCTAAAGTGATCTATCAGTCGACTTACTTCCCAAGCATCTTCTGTATAATTCGGACCGTTGGTATTTTCATTTGAGTAAATCTGTATAGGGTGAGATGAATACAGTCGCATTCTCTGGTCGTATCGTGGCAGGTATTCACCAGAACTGCCTTTGCTATCCTCATCAAAGCCGAGAACAGGGTTAAGGTTGAGTAAAGATGTAGTGCCGAAGTGAAATATCTCTGCGTATTTTGAAACATCATATCTCCGATAATGAGCAACCAGGCTTGGAGCTCCGTTCTCCTGTCCTATGTCAAAGTAAGGGAATTGGAAGTCTAGCTCACCGATTGAATCTTGGGTCTTGAGCACGATTTCTTTTGATTTCTTCTTCGCATTTTGCTTGAAATTGACTGCGGTTACAATGCTTGAATGGATTGGGCGATAGTCGTTATCACGGAAAAGTAGCATCTTCCAATTAGGCCGACCACTAACAAGCTGCGGAAGATTCACTAAATCGCTATCATCGTCAAGTATAAATTCACCTTGAGTTATACCATCAACCATACTCTTGATTTTGAATTTACTAAATATCACATCGTCTTGCTGTACCTGTGCAGAGGGTATAGCACCATTTGTCATTCTATCGCTAACTGCATAAATGTAGCCAGCACGATCTATCATGGTTGCCATAGTCTGCCAACCTGTCGTATCAACAGCATCAAGACCATCTGGGAAGTGAACACCTAACGACCAACCATAGAGATCAGCAGCAGTCCAGGCTGTGCCGTCAGTTTTAGCGTTGAATGAGCCTGTGCTAACGTATGTGCCGTCATGGAACACATAGTATTCCTGTGCAGTGAAATTCACTACAAGGTCAAGGTCATACCATAACTGATCCGCAGTATATGTGGACTCACCGACTGTCCCATTCTCAAACATAGTGAACAGAGTTTGGCGGGCTGAAGCAAGACCTTCACCATTCACAGGTCTAAACGAATGCGTAATAGCAGCCTTTGAACCCGCCATGTTGCCTCTTTCGTTAAGTGCAAAACCAGCTTCGTTCTTGTTGTAGCCAACAGACAGCATATACGAACAGTCCACTTGACCTGGAACGGCTGATGCAGTTTTGTTAAACGACTGATTAGCAAGACGAATCGTGAACCTCTCACCATTTGCTTGAGCGTTTAACTCACTGTCTCCTACGATCACAGGTTGATAACCAAACAAACCGTCTTTGATACGACCTGTGTTGCCACCGTTGCCCGAACCATGTGTTGCTTGACGAATATATACAGAACCTATCACACCACCAAAGCTTGCGTCGGTTTCTATTGTTCCGTCTCCATTTACCACAGTGATTTTTTCTGGTATGCTTGACCCTTGCTTCGTTATGTAATCTCCAACATTTAACTCACCATACACATTACTCATCGTGAAGAATGGATCACGGGCAGCGAAGTATAGAGGGTCGGTTTGAAATCCAGAATGGTTGGCTAATTCAACGACCATTTGATAGTAAGTATAACCAAGACTTGAATTTGAACTTACAGTGAAAACAGGTGTGTTTTGTGAACCACTTTTACCGTTCCTTGTTCTCGCATCTGTTATCCTTACATCTCCACCTGCATTTCTATGACAAAGTAAAGGTAGCCCTCCACCGTCGCTAACATCTTGCCTAAATTGCCATACGGGAAAAACCTCTGGTGTACCACCTGCTGTTAAGTTATAGTATGTTATGGTATTATCACCTGCAACCTGATCTGTTAAACGAAAGAATGAAACGCCTGGTTGTATTTGAGTTCCAGCAAGACCAGATGTAAGGGTGAATGTTACATCACCAGAACCATTCACGCTGAAGGATGAGTATTGCTTTATTTCAGTCCCTACTTGAATAAGCTGCGTTGGAGTTCCGCTTGTTTTATCTGGTAAGTGTTGGTCTATACTTGGGTCAAGAATCCTTGTTGTTGGTGGTGGGCTTGGTAATGAGGCAGGTAAGACAATGGAAGTAGCACCAGCGTTGAACGTAAGACCTGTCGCTACTACTGTTGCTTGTTCAGTGTTGCGAGGAAACCATTGATCGTCAGCACCGAGAGCACCCACATTACCAAAGTTAGCACCATTAGCAAAGTCATATTTGTTTTTACCTCCGCCCGTCGAGCTTACATTAGCACTAACCCAATCAGCATACCGCCTTGATACTGAATGACGGAAGAATGGCTTACCAGATGGAGACTTGATAGGGTGAAGGTAAGCAAAAGGAAGTCCTATGCTTGATGATTGAAACGCTACTTCACCTGTTTCACCGAGATATACACCGCATAGGCTTGAATTGTGCATGATCTTATGCCTACGATAATTGCTATTGTCAAAGCCTGTGCTACCTCTTCCTTCTGGAAGCCCCGATTCATCGTTTGGTTGAGTTAGGCTTCCGTCAATCTGGAATTTGCCGTAGCCTCTTGTTGAAGCAGCACCAAACGGATTACCATTTGCAGTATCGACTATGAATGACGACCTTTCGTATGTAGCATCGGTATCACCTTGACGAACATAATAGCTGTTTTGTGTACCCCAACCAGAAGCAAAGTGAGAATAGTCAGCCCTTCTTGGAAATGAGAATGTTCGTAGCGAAGCTGCGTCAGCCAATGTGTCGGGATAGGTTAGTGTAGCCCTTCCCTCATAGAAGGTCGAGCCAATACGGTTAGGATCATGCGTCAGCCATTGAGACGGTCCTTCATTGTGTAATGATGCTGATTCGCTTGTTGTGTGTTGTCCGACTAAAGGCAAGGGAGCTTTAGAAGCAAATGACCTGGTTAAGTAGTCAAACGCAAATCGTGAATTATTGTAGGCTTGAGCAGCCATTGTATTACCTGCGTGAGAATCCCTACGATTAGTAAAGAATGTAGTCTCTGCATAATCTTCACCTTCGGAAATAACTCGCATTGTCTGGAAGTCCTCATAATACCCAGAGAGCCAAAGGGTGAATCGTCGGTCAATATCATTCATCTCAAGACCCCGTTATCGCTACAAGATTTTCTTGAACCTGGTTCGTTATCTGTGTAACCATTTCATCAATAGTCAGCCCAAAGAAGTTATTGGCTATGTTTAGCTCTGTTCTGTAATATAGCTCTCCCACACCTTGATTTACTAATTGGTCGAACAGTGTTTGATTCATACGACTTGGTGAGAATCCAAAGAATAATTCTTCTCTTGCCGACATGAAAGATTGAACGGACTTCTCCGCACGATCCATTGACTCTTGAGTAGTGTTGCCAAAGTCAAGCATAAGGTCAGTTACACCACCAGGCTTGTCAAGTTCAAATGCAAAGTCTCCAGCCGACTGTTGAACATCATCAAACGTAGTAGTTAGTTCCTCTGTTGTTTCTTGCATATCTTCACTTGCATTCTTGAACATGGTTTTTGCCAAAGCAAACGCAATACCGACAGCTACTAACGCTGCACCTGCGGTAGTTACTGCTTGGAATGTTACAGACGATGCCGTAGCAGAATCAGTAGCGGCCTTGAATGTTAGCATAGAACCTATTGCTGGTGCCATTGACATAACCATTAGAACCATAGACATTTGCATAGCATCTTCACTTTCACTAAACATCATAAGACCCATGCTTGCTAATGACGACGCAGCAGAGAATCTATTGATTGAGAATGCTGATTTCAAAGCCTGTCCTTCAAGACGCATCAATGATCCCATCGTAAGTTGATTCGATGCCACCATTTTTTTACCAGCAGTAGCAGAATTAAGTGTCGCCATCATCTCTTTGTGTTTAGCTTTCGTCAAGTGTCCCGTTGCTTTGAGCAAGTTAAGTGTCGCAATAAATTCTTCACGTTGCTTTTGAATCTCCCTGATCCTTGCTTGTGTAACTTGATTTAGTATAGGAAGTTCTCTGGTTTCTATATTGACAAGCTCTTGCTTGGCGTATACGGTTTGTTGAATCTGTATTTGCTCTTGCTCTAAAACGCCTATTCTTACTGCTGATGCCGCAAGTGCGTCTGCTGCCGACATTTTATCTATCATAGCATCCGAGCCTTTGAGCATCATTGTCTCACGGATTTCGTTTTGATGTGCGATTTCTTTTTGTATTTTTATAGATGTATTATGAGAAGCTGTGGTAAGATCGTCCATAGACATTTTCTTTGCTAAACCTATAACCTGTAATCTTCTGGTCTCCGCCTGGACTTTATTTTGAGCTACTTGTAGTGATTCTTTTGATATGTTTATTTGAGCCAATTCTTGTCTCTCGGCAACAGTAGCCATACCAAGTTTTTGTTTTTCAATGTCAAGAAGGGTAGCGTCAAGCCTTTTTTGAACACCTTTCATATACAGTTTTTCGCCAATCTTATTAACCTCAATACCGTTTAGTTGATTGATTTGTTGCTGCGCCCCTCTTTGACCGAGCAAGCCTTGTGAAACCATGTTCTGTAAATCCAGGTTTTGCCTCATAATGGCACGATATACCTTGATTGATATTAGCAAGGACTGATAATTCAAGAATGCCTCAAAAGCCCCACCTGCGATTTGATATGTTCCTTCCGCTACTATGACACCTCTTGCAGCAGCCCTTCCGAGATCACCTGCTAAACCTTCAAACATACCACCTAACGAATCCATATCTCCTTCCATCTGTAATAGACTCAAGAAGCCAGCCTTCAAGCTGTAAGATGCCATTTCAGCATCGGTCATGGCAGGGAGGAGCTCCTGTCCTATCTCTGCCGCAAGCGTCTCCTGTGCAGCTATCATCTGGTTATGCTGGAATGTGGCAGTGTCCATCACTTTATTCAATTCTGTAATAGCCCCAGATTCACGACTTATTGCTTGAGCAGTCAAGGTAGTTACCCTGTCAAAGTTTTCCATTAGTTTGATGAATCTTGTTGCGTGATTTGCACCTGCAACGGAAGTAGCAAGTTGCATTTGTTGGGCTGAATCTAACTGATCAAACCCGTTATCTTTGAGCTGTTGCATGATACGAGTTAGTCCGACCATATCACCGTTAATGTCCTGTGTAGCCACACCAAACTCATGTAGTGCGGTTGCTGCGCCTCCTGTGTCGCTTGCGACTCGCAGTAGCATTTGTCTTAAACCACGACCTGCTTTTGATGCAGACTCACCAGACTCAACCAAAGTAGCCGATAGTGCAGCTTGCTCTGCTATGCTCATGTTAGCAATTGTAGCAGACGCAGAAAACTGATCCATAACTGTTGAAAGTTGTTGCATAGTAGCAACCGAGTTATTCTCAACGGTGTTAAGTTGGTCTAACACATACAGAGAGTTTCGCATAACGACTTGTCTCTGGGTTTCAGCATCAGCAGCAAAGAACGCTGCCTTCCCCATTCCTTCATAGATAAATCCTGTCTGTTGAGCAAGTGAAATAAGCCTCGTCTGGGCTTCTTCCGTCTCCATACCACCAATCATACCAAAGGCTGTACCGACTGCTGTTCCCGCTACAATTGATTCTCCCGATCCGAATAGTCCTCCAAGTTGAGCCATTCTTGCACCAGCCTCAAGTGCTTCTGTGCCTGTGAAGCCGAATGCGACACCAAGATCGACAATAGCTTCTTCGTATTCTTTAACACCGTCAAAGTCAAAGAATTTACGGAAATAGATTTGAGACTCACCGAGAGCCAAAGCTGGTTCACGGACTGCTTCAATAGCTGCGCCTACGGAGTCAAAGATGCCATCAAGTGAGCCTTTGATACCATCAAAAGCATCCATCATAATTGCTCTAACGACAGTTCCCATTTCTTCAGCATCGGAGATAAGCCTGGCTGCTTGCATCTGGCCTACTACGTCAAAGAATACTCGCGAACCACCTTGTCTAACCATCTTTATTCACCCCCCTTATTATCTATTAAAGCATTGAGTTGTTTGACTGTTTCGCTTGCCGAATAAGTTTGTCGCCTTTGATCCCTGCGAGCTACTGCCGATTTTGCGTTTTTTCGTTTTGACTTCTTTTTGTCTGCCATTGAGTCGTTTAGTTGGTCGGCTATCTCGTTTGCTACAAGCAAATCGAGCTCCAGCTTCCAATTGCCACCAGGCTGATCGTATCTGTCGAACAGGTCGCTTGGAAGAATCCCCTTGAAGGTTGAACACAGGATAGGGGAAGCCCTGTATATTAGCCCAAAGGGACTGCGCCCTCATTATCGTCTCCCCTTATCACATTTAGAATACGAACCATCTCTGCTGAAGTAAGGGTGTTAGCGTCTATTTCATCATCAAGGAGACAGGTTGGCAACCAGGCTTCAACCTGTGCTGTGAATCCACACCCTGCATCTTCGCACATATCCAAGAACTCGTTTTGTTGCTCGTCAGTCCATTGTGTAAGATCAGAACCAAAGTGGCGACACTTACGCATCACCCTTCCTTGCTTTGCTTCAATCTTTAATTTGTCAAGACCAGAGGCTTGTCTTACCCAAACCTTGCGGCCATCATCTAGCTCAATTTCTTTTTTCAATACTGGCATATACTTTCACTTCACTTTACTTAAACTAAAACTGTATCAAGGTGTCTCATATAACAAAGTTATAATCAGTCCTTGCGTATTCTTTCCTCTAACCGTTGTCATTGAATGTATCATCGCACCAGATGGTGCGCCTTGAACAAATGTTGCTAATGCGGTTGCTGCCTCTGTTGGAGTTCCTTGAATGGTATGTGTCAAGACTTTAGAGGGGTCTGCTATTGTACCTGCTGGCATTCTTAATCACCTCAAGCAGTCATAGCAGAGTCGCCATTGATACCATCGTTGCCAATAACTGCTTTAGCCATGTAGCCTAATGTTTCATCAAACAAGACTACAAAATTCATGCTTAGAGTTGAGGTATCACGACCAGAAACATTTAGTTCTGGAGATTCATAAACGACCTTTGGAAGAATGATTGTAAGATAATTACCGCTTGCATCTTCAAACTTGAGTCCGATTGCAGGTGCGGTGTCTGATCCATTGTGAAGAAGGAATGATCTTAGCTCATCGTAAGTTGGTTCATTGTTAGTAGCTGCACCAGGAAGGTCATTTGAGGTGTTAAGTTCAATTGAACCTGTAATCTCTCTTGCTTGAGGTGGAGGTGCGACTGCGTAAGTAGCCTTACCAAGTGAACTTGCGTTGTCTTGATCTCGATTCATGTTTATTTCAAGTGAAATAGATTTAACAAGTAATGAGTAATTGCTTGAGTCGGCTTCGTTTTCAAACTCAACGTATGCCTTAGCGAAGTGTAGCGCATCAACGGTTGAGAATGCAGGTGGGTCGGAAGGTGCAGCGCCACCTGGAAGTGAAAGTCCAGCAGTAGCGATTTCACCACAGCCTACGAAAGAATAACTCATCATAACATATTCATTGATATTTGCAGATAGTGAAAGACTGTTCAATACCATTCCACAGTATGTATGTTCGCGATCTTCACGACCAACACGAATACAGAATGAAGGGAATAGTGCATCATTGGTTACTTCGGTCAAAGTGTGAGTCTTTGGGCTTGAACCATTGTTGAAAGTATCAAGACCGAATGCAGAGAATAAGCAGAATGAATTAAAGTTATCAAGTTGAAGAGGAAGGTTCACATCACCTTCGGAGTATGTCAAGCCTTGAACAGACTTAGAAGCACCATATCGTGAAATGTCGGTGCGGGTCAATAGGTCAAAGTTTTGTGAGAATGACTCATCATCAACTTCACCCAAGAATAAGCTTGCGGTTGCAGCAGTAGGCTTTGTGCCATAAGCTGTTTCTTTTTGTAGCGTTACATAACGATTCGTTAGAGCAGTCATAATGAAGCCTCTCGGTAGTTAAAACCATGTGCCTTGCGATATATCAATTAAGAGGTTGATGCCCTCTTTGACAAATCAACCCTTCTCATGTATCTTAGGTTGAGAACATGAACACAAATCTGATCGTCTGGGTCAAGTCGAGTATCAAGCCGAGCATCATGTCCTATCAAAGAGTCGGAGCTCCCTTTGAGTCCTGTCTTTGAATATAGCTCGTCAAGACATTCTCCTATGATAGCCATTCCTTTACGATATGCGTTGCGATAATCAGTGCCTTTGGTTACGACATAAACCTCAACTTGGAAGAAGTATTCAGCCGATGTACCAGCTAATGAATACATATCTGGACTATCCACCCTGCGGATCAGGACATGAACTGCGGGTGTTTGTCTAACTGCCATATTAGATGATAGGTCATAACCATACAGAATACCGCTTGGCTTGACTACATTCTTGAGGTTGTAGCTGCGAGCAGTCTTGAGGACATCGATAATACCGAATGCAGTCTGGATTAGAGTTACATTAGAATAATTGCTTGTAACCATCTCGTCTGGTGTGAATGCGCCCATTGTTGTTGCATATATCGCATACCATTTCACATCACCTCCACCGTTGCCCCAAACAATTGATTTATTGCCTGTGTTGGTGTTGTAAGCGTTAATAGTTTTAGTCAAGTCATTTCCGTCATCATCTTCTATAATGTCATAGACATACGCTTTGGCTATACCCGATGATGATAGGGTCAAACGAATTACTGTGGGTATGGCATCATCTTCCGACATGGTTAGATCAAGACCTTCAATCATAGTCGTAAGTCCACCTGCACCTATCAACCGTAAAGAAGTAGCATCACCATTCGATTTCAAAATAACTTCATCAGTTCCATTGTTAAGTGAAGCTAACGTAACTCCAGGATTAGGGATATTAGAAGCATCTGGGTATGAGAATGAAATCCATAATGTGTATTCGTCTGTTGTTGGTGTAAGGGTGTAATAACCAACCGCACCACCGTTGCCGATCCTCCAATTCAAACCGTCTGCTTGACCGATATTGCCACCTGCGAACTGTTCATTATTCATACCCACAGGTTCATTCGGGTTATTACCGTCAAGGCGGGAAGTCCAATAGTCTGTTGTCTTTGATACTGTCATGTTTCAAACCCCTTTCTTCTAAGATACTCTTGAATGAATCGCTCTGCCTCACGTTCAAAATTGCCTTCCATGTATTCTTGAGCTACACCGATAAAGTCCACTTGCTCAAAACCTGGATGTTTTCCAGTTCGCCAATCCTTCTTAGGAGGATAGGCATACTTCCCTTCTTTACTCCATCTCCCCTTCGGTCTGCGACCATCGGGCATTCTGGTGTAGCCTTTAGCGTAGCCTGTGCGTAAGAAGAATGCGACTGATGAATTGACGATAAGTGGCAAGTTTGGTGAGTAGTCAAACGCACCAACACCTGCTGAATGAGCCATAGCAAGTTTGAATCCTTTACGACTTGCTTTTCCTCCGCCTTTAGTAAGGACACCAGAGGGATAAGGCTTAGAGAATAGACGAACAAACAAAGCATCATCACTTATCATCAAGCTTTCAGCTATGCGAACATATACGTTGCGATCTCCGTTAGGGGTTTCGCCCTGTGCGTTTTTTGCTTTTGTCCCATCACTTAATCTCTGATCCAACAAAAATTCTTGAGACTCTTTCCTTGCTTTTTGCATCATACGATTGATAAGCATACGAAGCTCGTCTTGCCCTTCACTTTGAATATCCTTGAGAGCATTCATCAATTCGCTATCATCAACATGAATACGAAAATTGACATAACCTCTGCGCTCACCACCTGCGCCATAGGACTTAGATGCCTTATACGCCATCAATCCACGCTCCCCAATTTAGCATAACGGAACAGGAGTTCATTCGCTCTATCCATTAGCATTGGGGCGCGTAGCGGTTCTTGACTTGCTAAAGCTGCATCGTCTTGAAGATAGATACCTGCTGCGTAATCAGCGCATATTTGCCTCAATGCTTCAGCCATCTCACCTTCTTCAACGGTAGCTCCCGTAGCATGATCGGCTGAAATACCCTGCACACCAGACAACACATTGGCGTTATTGCCTGTCCAGGAAAAAGAAT